AATAATTGAAACTTGTCAATATAAGAAAAATCATCTAAAGGGTCTACGAATTTTCCAAGACCATACCTGTCATTTGTTAAAATATCTAAAAGAATCCAGACAGGATTATCTGTCCATACAGGAGCAAAATTTGAATGAGTAGGGTTTGTAAAAGTTTTAATATCCCCTCTGAAATTTCCATCCCAGTCTTGATAATTACTTTCATTTGTTACAGTAGTATCATTAGTAACTTTTCTTGTATAAGAAGCTGCAGTACCTTCACCAAGTTCATGTCTTGCAAAATAGTTTGTAGGAACTTTTACTTGAAGTCCTCTAATTTCATAACTTCTTCTTGGTACTGAAGTAAACTCTTTTGCTCCAAAGATTACAGCTCCATAAGCTGTGTAAGGGTATGAAAGTTTGTCTGTGATTATATTTTGAATTGATTGTAATTGAGTTGCATTACCCCAGTTTCTTCTTTCGATTTTACCATTTGTAGGACTTATTTTTGCAATCTTAATTCTATATTTTGTAAACGGTTGATATTTACTTACATCAAATGAAAATGTTTGAACAAAAGGTGTCTTTGTTTTCTTAAAAATTGTTCCTCCATGTAAGAATTTTCCTGCATATCCTCCAAAAATACCTCCTAAATCTCCTGTTCCAGGAGTTCTATTTTGTAGTTGTTCATCAGATAATCCATATACAGCTTCAGTAACTGTATCAGTAAAGTCTCCTGCCACTGAATACTCAAAAAGAATTTGGAACTCAGCAAAGCAAGGGTCTTCATGACCATCTTTTGGTTTTACTGTAATTAGACCATTTGGAAATTTTATAGTAACTTTTATAGCATCTACTTCGCCTGGATTTGGAATACCCATCCCATCACTTGTAAAAACTAATCTTGCTGCATCTGGTTCATTGACATCTCTCCAACCTCCACTATATAAGTACCCTGCTGGAAAAACTGGACTTCCGTTAAAAGTAATTGCATTAAAATCTGTAGTGTTTAAAGTTTGAGAAACATTTGTCGTTAAAGAATTGGTTCCTACACTTGAAGGTAGCTGTAAAAAGCTTTGGTCTCTTGTACCTGACCTAAAAGCGAAACCAGCATCTGCATAATTCCATCTATTTGCTGAAGTTGCTGTAGGTACATAAGGTGTTGTTATGTTTGCAGAAACATTTGATACGCTTCTTCCTAAAGTTCCTGAGCCTTTAAGAACTGCTGTATTTCCAGAAAAAGAAGCTATTTCTGCATATAAATTTACTAGTATATTTGCTCCAGAAACAGAAGTACTTACAGGTGGATAAACACTAACATTTGTTCCATTTATTCTATAATTTATGTACCCGTAGTAAGTTGAGCCATTAGGTCCTGCTCCTGGTATAGATATTCCACTTCCTACAAGACTTTGGGTAAAGAAGGAATAAGTTGATGTTATTTGAGTAGAGCCTGACGTTGTGCTAATATTTCCTGTACCAGAAGCTCTTGCTCCTGCTATAAAAATTCTAAAAGTACCATCATTAATATTTCTATTTTGAAATATATTCGCAGAACTATTATCTGTAACAGTTCTAGTACTTGCAACATAACTTACATTATTTGAAACTTTGGCTCCATAGTTTACTTTAGTTATAGGGTCTAATATTGGAACTCCATTAAGAAGAACAGAAGACGCATCATCTACTAAACCATAAATTGGGCCTTCAGACAGTACATCTACTACTACTCCACTTTGTTTTTCTGTACCTTGTGAAGTGTTAAATGTATTATAAGTGCTTGAAGAGTTTCCTCCGCCGCCGCCGCCTCCGCCGCCGCCGCTACCATCATCAGCAATACCTATATATCTTCCCATTATTGTCCTCCTAAATCAAAATCCCAATCGATTGCGAGAGGTTGCTGTGCTGCAACACTTGAAGGTGTTGTTTCTTCTGCTACTACGGATACTCCTGAGTTTGGTGGTATTTGTCCAGTTGTTTGACTTACTCCTCCTGTACTCGATTTAAATGTAAAACCTGAAGAAGATGTACGTTCTCTATTTGTAAATCCAAAAGAAATTGGAGTTCCTCCAACAAGTAATTGACCATATGCAAGAGGTACTGGAATACCTTCTTTTGCGTTATTTACTGGGCCGTCAAAAAGAAATGCATCTCCTCGTTCCATGCCTTTTTTGGGTGCCATGTATTCTGACAGAGCTGAGTTAAGTAATGTTGAACCCATTAAACCTAATGCTACTGATAGTGATGCGTAACCTACCATACCTGCTGTTGTTGTAGCTCCTACTGCTGCTATACCAGCTAAAGCTCCTCCAACAAGTAGAGCAAAACCAAGAACAAGTTTTAAAAATTTATTTCCAGACCCTGCTGGAACTGGAGTAATAATTAAGTCATCTTCTGCTAAATTCATTTGTAAGTTGTCATAGTCAAGGAACTCTTCTCCTCTCTGTACAGTAAATTGAATACCTTTTTCAGTGCAGTCTAATAAATATTTTTTTAACTTTCCTTCTCTTTGACAGTCGATACCATGCATGCACTCTGCTACAGTTGCTGCATTTAGTTTCCAAACTTTTCCAAAAAGTTCGCCCATTTTTCCATTTAAGTATATTGTTCTTGTCATTTTGGCTCTACTATAATATATTCCTTTTGTGGATAACCTATAATTAAATAAGGTATATTCACCGCGTTACAATTGTTCACATCATAAATGCTTGCTTTTAAATTTTTTTGATTGTAATGACTATGCACTACATATAATATTTTTGAAGTAAGTTGATATTGAACGAAAACCTTTGGGTCAATTTCAAAGTCATCTTTATCTTCGGAAATATTTTGACATAAAATCCATTTTTCTACGTCATTTTGTTGGATTACAAGTCCGCACATTTCCCTGGGGGCAGCTTTCTTTGCTGCTTCATACATCTCGTCTAAAAATTGCATTACGAGAATTTTCTTGAACCTGGGAAACCTCCAAACGGTAATACTACCTCTGTGCTTGGAGTCGCTTTTCCAGTTGTAGTTGCTGTTCCTACAGATATAGGGTCGAATCCATATCTCATTTTGCAACCTGTTAATGTCTTGGAGCATACGTCTCCTGGCTCCCAATAATCTCCAAACTCTGGAGTTTGTCCTATAGAAGTCTTTTTTGCTTTCCATAGTTTTGTTAAACCTCCAGAGGTATATCTTACATAATCATTATACCTATCATCTGTATAAGCATAATAAGTTGTTGAAGCACTATAAGTGTCCCAAACTCTAATTCTTTTTACTAATCCATTTGAATCATTTAAAGTTCCTGGAGAAGTACTTGTATCAAGAGCTTGCCAGTAATTAGGAACTGTAGTGCTGTCTGCAGAAGTATCAATACTTCCATCTTTATTTAATCTTCTTACAGAACCTCCTAAGGTAGTATTTGTAGTATAATAACTATTTTTTGTTATACTACTTACTGTTGATGAAAAAGTAATTGCTCCGCTTTCTCCAGTACCTGGCACTATATATTCATCGTCTAAGTTTACTAAAGATATGTATTCTGTTGTTCCATCTAATCCTGTTTTATAAGCTGCTTTGTAATTACTTTCTCTGTTCCAGGTACAAGCACCTACTTTTTCATACTCATTCAAAGTATAGTCTGCTCCTTGATAAATCCATGGACATGCATTCGCTATAACTTGTCTTTTTGGTAAAGTAATTCCTTGCAAATCATAAGGAGTTGCACATTCAAAAGAAATTACAGTTTTTGTATGTGCTGATATTCTGTCAAATATAAAAACTTGCTTTGGAAATTGTACAGGAGGAGTACTATCTCCGCTTTCTCCGACTAAATATTTTTTTAAAGTTGTTCTTCTTATTAACTTTGCTCCAAGTAAATTTTCATAATCTGTTATTGAATTTTTAAAAATGTTTGATGCATTTGCGAAAGAAATAGTAGGTCTAGCACTTGTTCCTGAAGGATCATTTTTAAATCCTTGAGCTTGTAAAGGAATTGCTGTATAAGTACGTATTGTTCCTCCCTCTTCTCTAAACTGCACAGTACTTAAATCTTCTTCAACTCCTGAATGAAAATATACAGTTGTAGAAGTATCAAGTTCAAGTTCAAATAGTTCAATAAGTTCTGAACCTGGGTCTTGCTTTTGTAAATCTTTAACAATAAGGTCTGTCATGCTTCATATACTCTTCTAAAATTTGCTGTTGCACTATAAAAATTATCATATGCGTAAGTTTTTGTCCATTTCTCACATACAACTTTATAAGTTGTTTCTCCGCCTCCAGCATTGCTATCTGCAACTACATAATCAAAAGCAGTTACACCTTTTAAACTTACAAAGAAAGCAATTATATCATCTATTTCAGCTTTTGTTCTTGTTTTAAAACTTAAAGAGAAAGTTTGCTCTAAAGAGTTTATCCCATTTGCTATTCTTTGTTCATACCCATCGCCAAAAGACGCCATAAGAACTCTTGGTGTTTCTGTTGAAGATAATCCTTTGTCTGGAACTATTTGTCTATTTCCATAAGAGGATGTTGTACTAAATCCTATTGCCATAATTATTAAACTGGGCTAAGTAAGCCGCCGGGTCTTTGTTGTTCTGCTATTTCTTTTGTTACTGCCATTTGTATTGTTTCTGCAAATGCTGAGGACTCTTCTGCCGTTGTTTCTACGTCCCCTTCATTATTTACTACTATATTGATTGTGGAGTTTACAGGGCCTGCTCCTTTTCCTGAAAGTTGTACAGGTATTTTATCTCCGTCTGGTAAAGGAACTATGGCTTCTCTTCCATGCATAAGTACATTATAACCTGAATCAGGGCCGTCTGCGATTCCACCTGCTGCGTACCCTTTTGAGTATCCTCCATATCTAGTAGTAACGTCAGGAATTTGAATTGAGGAACTAACTTGATTTGTTAAATTTGTTGCTTGTTCAGTAGAATTAGGTGTACCAAAATTTGCTATTGCTCCAATTACTCCTGCTGCAATTTTTGCTGCTGCAATTGCTTGTAATTCGTTAATTACAGCTATTGCTAAACTTTTTAATGCGTCTTTTGCTGAAGCAGACCCATCTATAATACTCTTAAACATTCCTTCTAAGCCTTCTTGCATTGTGTCATTTAATTGTCCTACAATTGTATTTGATCTAATGTATTCTTTTTCTTGAGCTTTTGCTAAAGCTAGTTTCTTTTCTGCAAGACTTAATTGGTATTTGTCTTCTTCAGTCATCAGTTTATTTATAGATAATTCATTTACTTTTTGTTCTGCAAGTTGTGTTGCTATAGATAGTTGTTCTTTTTTATATTCTATTTGTAATAAATTTGACCTTGCGTCTTTTCTTTGTCCTAAAGCTGCTTTTTTAGTATTTATATCAGCTCCTTCTAAACCTAATTTTCTTTGTATATCTATTGTGCTTTTTAAAGACTCCCCAAATTTATCGATGGCTGTTGTCATTTCATCTAAGGTTGCATCTCCTCTTTCTCCAAATAAACTTTGATAAATTTTAGTAACAACATCTTCTTTGTTACCTTCAGTCATTTTTATAGTATCTTGAAAACCTTTATAAGTACTTAATAAATCATCTAAAGGCCCTCTTTTGCTAAGTTTCTGATATTGTTGGGTAAAACCTGCAATAGTATTATTTAGTTGTTTAAATGCAGTATTTTGAGCACCTGCCTCTATATCTATTAGTTTTAATTTGTCCGTTAAAGTTTGTGTATCTATAGAGCCATTTTTGAATTGTTCAAATAAAGAAGCTACTTCAGGATTAATAGTGCCTAAAGAAGTTCCAAATTCCATTAGTTTTGTTCTCAACTCTGATAATTGTGTGGGAGTCATTGCTCCTTCTTTTTCTGCTCCTAATAATACCGCGGCTTTTCCGGATATATTTGCACTTGCCATAGTAGCTACGTTTGCTTCAAATAACTGAGACCCTGTTAAACCTTTTCCAGATTTTTCAGCTACTCGGGCTCTTTCTTTCATCATTTCTTTAAACTCGTCATGCGCTTCTGTAATTCTTTCTTTCGCTCCTTCGAATTGTTCTGCAATTATACTTCCAGGTCTTTCTTTTTGAGCTGTTTCTGCCATTTTACCTATCCAACCTGTACCGTTTTCTAAATCACTTTCAATTTTTTCTGCTCCACCTCTAATTTTATCTGATAGTATTCCTATTCCTTCTCCTATTTTTGGAAATAGTTTCATTACAAAGACTGCAAATTTATCTACTTGATCAGCTATAAAATTAATGGCTTTTGCAAAGAAAGCTGCTACTTTATCAAAGTTTGCTTTAAGAGCATTATATGCGTCTATTATTAGAGTAACCCAACCAAATATAGCAACTGCTTTAAAGGCAACATTAACTATTCTTGCTGTACTTTTCGCGACAAAAGCCATGCTTTTCATAGCAAGTTTGAATGCTGCTGCTGTTAATTTAATACCTCCCTTTATACTATTAAATGTAAATGTCCAAGCTATTCTTGTTATTTTTGAGCTTATACTTGCTTCATTTGTCATCTGTTTAAATGCTACTTTAAAATTTCTTACTTTTTTAATATTTTCACCTGCAAAAATACCTGTAGTTATTTTTCCATGTTTTTTATACTCGGCTTCTGCAAGTTTTAAGGCTCTTTTTATGCCTTGTACTTGTTGTCTATTTAATTTTTCTTGATTTTTTATTGCTTGCATACCAGAAGATTTTTGGGCTGCTTTAGAATCAAATTTTGCTGCAGCTTTAGAAGCTTTTTGTACTCCAGTACCTGAAACAGCTTTTTTGAAATCTTCTCCTACTCCTGCGAAGGAAGTGCCTAAACCACTTCCCAGTCTGCCTATTAAACTGCTGTTTATTTTTTCATTTAATTGGTCGAAGGCAGGAAACACAGAAGAAGTAAGTGTTGTTACAAATATAGCTAAAGCAGCTACTGCTGAGCCTATATTGTTTGTGAAGAAATTAGCAAGTGCTTCTGCTACGGGAGTTATAAAAGCCATAGCTTCATCTTTTAAATCTATAAAAGTTGTAATTAATTTATTATAAGCATTTATATCTACAGCTTCTCCAACTGCTCCGTATTTTTCTTCTGCTTGAGTAAGTACTTCATTTAAAACAGCTTGTGATTTTTCAAAGGTTGTTAAATCTGTAGCAGATTTTCTCATTGCAGCTGCATATTTTTTAGTTGCAGGTTCTAATCTTAGTATAATACCTAATTCGTCTAATAATTCTGGTTCAGCTTTTGTAACACCTCTTACAAGACGATTAAAAGAATCTTCAAAGTCTCTACCTAAAGCTGTAGAAGCACCTCTAGCTGCTTTTGCTATTGCTCCCATTTGGTCTTGACTAAAGCCAGCCGCTAACATAATTTGTGAAGCTTGAGCTGCTTCTCTAAAAGCTACCTGGTATCCGGTGGCTTCTTGTAGATTTTTAGCTAAGCCTTTTACCATAACTCCTGAATTTGCTGCAAAGGCTGTCATACCTTCATTTAGAACACGAAAATCAGCAGCTTGTTGAAGCCCTCTAAATAAAGCTCCAAGTGCGAATAATTGAGCTGCAAGAGTAGCATATGCAGGAACTAAGCCTCCCGATACTCCTTGAGCCATCTTTGAAAAGTTTTTAGTTGTATTTGAAGAAGCTTGTGCAGCTCCTTTTAATCTACGATCAGCTGTATGTGCGGAATCGGCAGTATCTTTTAAAGCTTTGCCTGCTTTTTTAGATTTCTTTTCTACTTTATCAAGAGACTTATCATCTGATACTGTAAAAGTTAACTTTCCTAATTTGATTGTTTTCATGTATTAGCGTTTCAAATTCGCGGAATTAATTCCGGGACCTTTTGCCTTATTTTCAGAGGCTTTTCGTTTTCTATCCATCTTTTTATTTATAGCTTCACTATTCTTGGCTTCAATCGCTTTTATCCAAAAGATTGTGTTTCTTTTGTCTTCGACTTCATAAACGTCTAGCAATGTTCCAAGTGCTGACATATCTTTTCCAAAATATGAACCACTCATTCCATCCCATCTGTCTGGTAATAAATCGTGCAATAAAAAAGCCACCTGAACTTCGAGAGGAAAATCTCCCATAGTTGGTGGCATTTCATTTGGGTCGGGCTCTATTCCTTTTTGCTCACATATATCTAGGTAAGTATCTAAAGGAAGCTGGCCTTCTTTAAACTGTTTATCTAAAAGACCAAGTATCTGTTTTACTTGGCTCTCGTAAAATTTTCTAGTTCGCCTGTTACTTCTGTAACCCAAGTATCAAAATCTGCTGCATTTTTCATCAGAGTTTCTGCATTTTCTTGGTTATACTCTAAAGTATCTTCTGGGTTTAAGCTACTGATATCCACCAATAGAAGCTCTTCTAAGTAAGAATATTTTAAGCCTTCCCACCCTTTAATTACTGCTTTCACATATTCGACTAAAAATTTATCTTCATCTAATTGCTCATCAAAAGCTCTTGTTTTTCTATTAAACTTTTGTGCTAAGCAACGATTTCTTAATTTAAGTAGTTCCTCTCTTGCGAGGTAACATAAATCAACAGTAAAACCACTCATACCTGGATAGTCTACGGTTACTGTCTTGCTTGGAGTTAATAAACTCGATAGTGATACTGATTGTTTTTGTTCTGTCATTGTTTTTTCCTATAAAAGAGGGAGGGAATGACCCCTCCCTGTTAATTTAATTATTAAGTTACCGCTGGTCCTACAAACTCCATTGTAATTTCGTCTGTTCCATCTACTGATGTTGGTAAAGCGTGGAAAGTAGTTTCCAAACTTACTATATCATCAATTGAATGTGTAGGTACTTCTAAGTGACAAGTTGGTAGAGTCATAGTAACTCTTGGGCTGTTTCCAGTTCCGCCAACTACAAATACTAAGTTGAAGTCATTTGTAATTACTGAAGTTGATTCAATAATATCTTCGAATAAGTCTGCACTTGAAGCTCCACTTGATGGAGTATTTAAGTAACAAGTAAAGTTACCTGATACATTCCTTGTTCCTGTTACGTGACCTAAAGGTTGATTAACAATTCCTAAAGTTTCAGGAGTTAAGAAAGTAATATTGTTTCCAATAGTAATGTTTCCGCCTGTTAGTGTTAAATCATATGAAGTTTGAATATCTCCATCTGCTGTTGCAGTAACAGTTAAATCTGTTAATCTATTTCTAATAAAGTTATTTGTGTCAGTTGCTGCTGTTCCTTCGTAAATTGTTGCTGTTGGCATTGAAGATGCTTCAGTAATAATCTGACCAAAACCAGACCAGTTTGCTGTAGCAATTCCATCAATGTCAAAATCAATTGAAACTTCATTTACTACACAGTCTGCAATTTGATAAATAGTTGGAGATGTTTTACCACTACCCATTTCGAATGTAAGTGTAAAAGTATCTAAAGTTGTTTTATTAGAGTTTGTAAAAACTAAATCTGCTCCGTTTGCATCTGAAGAAGAAAAACCTGCTCCTGATTGACCAATTGCTGCTGAACCTGCTAAAGCATTCCATAGGGCTTCTTCTACTACGCGTGAATAAGCATCGCTATGTTCTCCTCCAGAACCATCTCCGCCAGAGGTAAAAGGTCTAATATATGTTGAAAAAGACCACTCTGCTGGTGCGTAAGAATCAGTAAACATTTGTCTTGCTCTTCTACTTACACCCGCCGCTGTAGCCATTTCATTAAGAGTTACCTCAGTTGTGTTTGTCGCCTGAGAAAAACTAAATCCATCTAAAACAGGTATATTATATACTGCACTCTGTGAGTCTGTTAGATGAACCTTAGTATCTCGACTAAAATAAAATGTATCTGCCATTTTAATTTCTCCTATTTTAATGAAAAGAGCTTTGGCTAAACTTTAGTTTGCCGTGGCTGTTTTCTAGTATTGGACTGTGGTAATTATTTCGCCTATTCCAAAAGGGTCTAAAACACCTTCGTCCGTGTCAATACTGATTATACTTGTTTGAATAGTACTTTGACTATTTCCTAAATTATCAGTATACGTTATTGGGTTGTTTGTTTCTATAACTGTTTCCACATCTTCCATTAATCTTTCCAATGCTTCGACTGGGTCGTCTTCATTTACGTAGCAACGAAAAGTTAAAGTTAAATATCTAAACTTCTCTCCTGCACCTAAATATTCTCTTGTTTCACTTCCTGCATTTATGTGTATTGCGGGAAATTCTTCAATTTCATCCCAAAATTTTAATCTGGGTTCTACATTTGAAACAGAACTTAAAAAATTACCTGTTCCATTTATAGTAAGTAACTTATTAACAAAAGCATTAACAATAGCGCTTCTTCTTGTAGTATATCCTCTTTCTGCCATTATACACTCCTAGTTGTTATAAATCTATTTCCTGTTAATTTTTGTGCTATTTCTCTGACACTTGCTCCTATTATTCTTCTAGGGTCTCTATTAGTACTTCCTTGTGCATAGCCGGGTTCAAAAGTTTGGTAAGGCATTTTCATATATGTATAATCTATTTGAGTTCCACCTCTTGGCCCTATCATAACATTTGTAACTTCTGCACTATTTCTAAATCTTCCTGTTCTATTAACTAGAGCTGGAGGATGCATTCTACTTAGAATTTCTTGTGGAAGAGCTGCATTAATAAGTTCTTTTAAAGCTATAGGATTATTTTGCTCTTGTTGCTTACGTTTAGCGTAAGTTATTTTTGCTCCTTTAGCTGCTTTTGAACTTATCTTTTTAGAAGTTCTTTGTCTAGTTTTCTTAGTAGCTTTACTTTTATTTGTAGTTTTACTCTTTTGTTTGGGATATTTCCCTTTTACTTTTTGTCCTTTAAATAAAGTTTCTGCAACAGTGCTAGGTATTCCTTTTTCTATTTTATCTTTTATACTTGGGGAACCCTTCATTGCAATATAATCTTTTCCCCATTTTTCTTGTTCTGCTTTTAATCCTTCTATAGCTGCATCTCTTGCGGCTTCCAACTCTGCTTTGATTTGTTTTGCATCAAATTCTTGCATTTCCGATTGGCTTAAATTAGTTCCATATTCTATATCAATTTCTAAAGTATCTATTAATTTAGGATTTTTTATATATTGTTCCAAACTATGTTTATTTAACTTGAAGTTTTTTCTAACTCCAAATATATTATTTAATTTATTTGTTTCTTCTTGTACTGCTCCAACAGCTGCTTGTGACATTTGGGGTAAACTACGGCTGCTTAATTTTTTTATTCCTTCTAAGACAGCTATCATTGCCACGGTGGAGTCGTTGTTCATACCTCCGTGTAATCCTAACCCTATGCCAGAAACTTTTCTTGAATCATAGTTACCATACTGATTTTTTGTAGTATGTTTAGACCTTAAGTGGTTTCCCATCCTGTCAGTTGCTGGATTAGCTGCATCAAAATCATTTGCTACTAATTCTATTAGTTCATTTACTGCATCTAATAATAAATTGTCAGTAACAATAGTTCTATCTCTTTTTATATTTCCAGACCTTTTTTGCTGGTAAGAGCCTTCGATTATTCTTATTCCCGGATTTGTTTTTGAGCTACTATGTTTAATTATTGCTCCCTCAAATCTTTTTTCAAATTCATTTACTATATTATTAATAGTATATACTTTATAGTAAGCAGCATCTAAATTTTTATCTACAAACTTTTCTAAGTCTCCACCTTTTGTAAAACCTGGATTATTTTTTGTAATTCTTCTTCCATTTACTACTGCTGCAAAAGCTGACTTTATAACTTGAGTTGTTTTATTTAAAGGAAAAAAATACTTGTGTTCATATGTTTTTGCCGATTCTTCTCTTACTTTCTCAATTCTATCTAATTGATTGAGAAAAATCTGATACATATTTTTTATAGCCATTAAATTATAACTCTATATAAATCAAGTACTCTTTTTATATGGTCTGGAAAGTCCGTATTATCTCTTACTCCAGATGTTCCTTGATTCTGTAGCGTAGCACCTGCTATTGTTCTTCTTTCCTTATGTTCGTCTTTTAAATAATATGTTACTAAATCAAATAATGCTAATTTCAAGTCTGCTGGTGTTGCTGCATATCCTGCTGTGTATTCTATTTGTACACTTCCAACACCACTTGCCCAGTATTTTTCACCACCCGATTGATTCGTACGAATAA